AAGAAATATAAACATTACACAAACTAAATACTAACAACAATAGATAATATATATAAATTAATTAATAACTTAAAATAAATAACTATGTCAAACAAATTAAACAAACTAATAACAAAAAGATTTGTAATCAGAAAATCACTAATTGGAACAAATACAGTAATAACATTCACAACTAAAAAAGGTAAAGAAGTTACTTACAATCATGATGAAGTATACAACAGAAACAAAGAAAGATTTGATAACATGAACTGTTTCAAAAAGTACAAAAGTTACACTAATACAAATAATATACCAACATTCTGTAGATAATACAGAAAATGCGCGGCGCCGAAGGCGTCGTGTATAGCACGATGTATAGCAAAATT